AAAATTATCACTACCACCATGTCTTGGCTGGCGCATTCTTCTAATATCAATTATTTGACCTGTTAAAGTTAATCTTGTAGTACTAGACATTTATTAATATTAGCATCCACAGTCACAACTGGACGTGCATAGGTTAATAGCTTTATTGTATTTTTCTGTGGCTCTTCCAGCATTTATAAAAAAGCCTTCTAAATCTGCTCTTGCAGCAGTTTGTAATAAATAAATTTTCATTGCTTTTTCTAACTTTGGAGACTTTGCTGGGTCACATGGACAAGCTAAATAGTCATCCATTGCGTCTCCTAAACAGCAATCTAAAGCGCATCCAGCAAGAACTGCTGTGCTAAAACTGTGCTCTCCTTGGTTAAAAGCAAATACATATACGCCTGCAAATGGTTGTGCTTGATTTAATGTTAATGTTGTATTACCTGCAGTTAATTGGTCAGGAGTAAAAACATTATCATTTATTTCAACAGCATTGTTATTCACAAAGCCTGTTATAATTACATCTTCGTCAAAGTTTTTTGGAACGAAGGTTATTGTTATAGTCTTGCAGTCTCTGGTTATTGTGGCATTGAAACCTGCATTTATGTTTGTCAGCATTGCATTCTGCATTCCTCCTGCAATACCTGTAAGGCTTGGAATATTAGGCATATCTTAAATTTTTAAAAATAAAAAATCATCCCCATATTTCAGGGGATGATATTAATTAGTTATTATCCAACGTAACGGTTATGCTTGTTGTAAAGTTCAGCATCAGTAGTACCGATATTGACATTACCAAAAGCATTGTTCCAGTTTGTTTCAGTTGAAAGTCCATCAGGAACTGCAATAAGAATAGAATTCTCACCAGTAAATAACCATGGATTAGCATGTCCTTTTTGAGACTGATCCCAAGTTAACGTGATTGTGAAGTAATCATCTGCAGCATCTGCATAAAGAGTTTCACTCATTGGTAAATAGATATTGTTGTGACGTCCGAAATATGCTCTAGACATTTTTTCGTAACCAGCAATAATTCTACCATCACCATTACCTAAAACAAATCCATTATTAGTTATGGCTGTTGAAGTAGGAGCTGCTGTTAAACCTGAAAAATCACCAAGTAATTTAAAGTTTACACCCTCTTGCTTAGCTGTAAATACTAATGTATCTGTACCAGCAGTATAATCAGCTGTAAAAGGCATGTTATCAATTGCATTGAACTCAGTTTCTAAAGCAGCAAATTCAGTATCTAATACAGCTGAAGTAGCAACACGCTCGTAGTTAATTACTTGTCCTACATATGATGGTCTTTCATCATTTGAAGGATCAATGAATCCTTGATATTCAGTATCTAAACTTGTAATCACAAACTTGTAGCTGTGAATTTCACCTACAGCAATGTTAGCACCTGTAGCAACAAAAGAAGCTGAAGCAGCAACTGATGGAGTATCAGGGTGCATATTGATTTTAATTACATCATCAGAATAGATAATTGGTGAACACTTAGGATTTCCACTAGCTTGTCCTTGAACAATTTGAAATCTTTTAGGTACGATAGCTGATGGTAATGCCTCAGTAACATCAATAGCATTAGCTACTGAAGTATCAGCAATTGAAGCATTTGCTACAAAGTTGTTTACTAGGAAAGATTCAGATGCTGATAAGTATGCGGCTGCGTCTACATCCCAAATACCTATTGCTCCTGAAGCAATCGCTCCATAAGCTGTTCCGTTTACAGCTAAATCTGCATCGTTACCAACAAAAGTTAGTCGTTGTATTCCACTATGACTCATAGTTTTAAAATTTGTGTAGTCATATGACTACGTTAATAATTAGGTTATTCAGACTGTAGACGTTCTACAGATCCGATCTGGTACCTAGGATCTGAGATATTACCCAAGATCGTAGCTACCGTCATGTCTACAATCTCCTGATGTACGTTATCAGGAAGATCGCAGTTTACCTGCAAAGATAATGAAACCGTTGCAGGTTTTCTTATGTATAACATTTTTACGTTATCTATTATAAATATATCATTACTATATAATTCTAACTTGTTATCTGTAATTGTGTATAATGGCGCCTTATGACTGGTTTTATTAAAAGGGTCTCCTAACATTTTATATATATCATCATGCTGAGAAAACTTAGCAGCATATACTCCTGGAGTCATATCTGCTAAAGTATAATTAGATGATGGATCAATTACTCTTGTGTAATCTGAAGGAGAAGCTGCTACATATGCTAAATTAGTTGTATCTCCTAATACAGTATGAATTATAGTATTGGCATTTAGTACACCAGCAGTATCTGCTAGACTTTCAAATGTATTAGGATTAGCTATAATAATAAAATTATTAGCTGCAAATACTTGATTATACTGTTGCCAATATACTTCTATACCTGGTACTAAATTTACAGGATCAGTTAAATAAGTAATAACTGCATCTAAATTTTCAAAATTAGGAACTTCATCTACAGCATTTAGAATAGATGTTCCTAATCCTAAATATGTATCATCTGATGCTATATTAACAGTTGTTGCAAAACCACTGGATGCATTATACAAAGCGGTAGAAGGAACTGCAATGTATTGAAATCCATCTATCTCTTCAGTTGAAGTTAGTATTCTTCTACACTTATATACATTTGTTCGAGCACTTACTCTTATCAAATGATAATAATCTATTGGAAAGGCTACAGTATCTACAAATATATTACTTAATATTTGTTCTTTATATAAAGGTAAGAGATCCACTTCAGTAAGTAAAGTTCTAAGGTCATCAATTCTTTTTTGACTTTCCTCAAATCCTACTCCATACTTATTACCTTTTGAATTAAATCTTTGACTGATAAATCTATGTATATTTTTATTCAGTTCTATATCTATTTCTTCAGGTAAAATTAAGTCGGCCTGAAAGGAGTGGATTTTATCCACCCCTTGATTGACCGCAATATGCATCTCTTGTACATTCATTAAGCTCTAGCGTCTTTTAGTTTAGCTCTTAGTTCCATAAGCTTTCCAGAGTTCTTCTTATCATTCAGCTTAATTACAGCATCATTCATAGTATCCCCTAAAATCTCATCAATATAAATGATTTGGTTACCAATCTTACGTAAGATCTCTAAACTAACCATCTCTTCTAATTGTGCCTTTAATTCTAAGTTCTTATCAGTTGCATACTTCAAAAACTTAGCAGGCTCAGAGTTTTTAAGTTCGTAAAGCATATTCTCTAATTCTTCTTTTGTTAGAGTATCAGGATTAGTTGTGTTAGACATCAGTCGCGCAATATGCTTCATCTTATCTAAACTTCCTGAAGCTTTAATAAACTCCTTATCAGCATCTTTAAGAACTTGTATTTTATTGTTCTTAGTTCTTATCTCTTTCTGATTATCCAAAATGTAAAACCTTTTCATAAAGTCTTTTTCCATTTCGTCTTTACTAGATGCTACTTGTGGATGTCTTAATGCCCACTTGTATTTAATCCAATCTTCCATAACAATTGGATTACCATCTTCATCTTCAGAGATGTCTAATTCTACTCCCGCAAAGGGAACACTTAGTGTCATTTCTGCCCAATAGTTTTTTTCATACTTTGGCCAGTCAACGTGATCAGCTCCTACATCTAGAAGCCCATCTAAATATTTTTTGCAATCTGCCGGGCTAAAGCCTCTTAGCGGTTGCCTATCTTTGTATACACTACTTAGATACATTCTTGATTCTAATTGAATCTCCTTAGGTAAGAAACTCTTAGTCTCTTGTCTCCTAATAACTACTTTTCTTGTCATTTTTAAGTTCTTTAAATTAATTTTCCATTCGGGTCTGTAAGAATACTCAACCCTACTTTCTTATATAAATAGAGATTTGGGGGGTTTTGACACCCCCCTCATCTCAGAGAAACCAGATATATAGACTGCGATTAACGCCTCTTACGAACGTACACACTCAATGTCTAGTGAAGTATCAAATCTCTTCAATACAATACCACCAGTCTTTAACATGTGTACAGACGCCCCGTCTACATCAGATGCACGTAAATCTGACTCTGCAAAACCTTTAGGTACTACAGATCCAGCTACTGCCCATCTTAAATACTCACGACCTTTTTTGTTGATCATCTGAATGTTGGCTTGACCATCATAATTAGAGTTGTCAACAAATACCATACGGTAAGATTCTAATGAATATCCTGTAACAGGGTGTTTTGCACGAGCTTGTGCTACTGGACCGTGATCAAACATATCATGTTTAACAACGTTTACTACGTGTCCATCCACGTGCTCGTATGTTGTAAAGTAACCAGTCAATCCTAATGAACGACCAGTACCCGTGATGAATCTATTCTCACCACCTACTTTAAAAGTATTAGTTGAGAAGTGATTCTTTAATGCTTCATCAAATTCTCTCATACCACCTGTTCCAGTGTAAAGAGTAATTTGCTTTTGAGATGCATCAGTCATTCCGTAGAATAAGTCACCGATTACATTTTTAAGTTTAGTTTCAGTCAATGTAGAATAAGTATCCTTATTGATAATTTGCTGTAATAAACCAGGACCAGAGATAACAGGCTGTCCGTTCTCATCTGTCATAGTAGTTACACCATTATTATCATAAGTCTTCTCACCATACATGTACATTAACTCACATTCTTGTTTGAAGTGTAACATGTGCTGATACTCTTCATAGTCCATCCATAACTTAGTAGTTGAACCTTCTTTAGTTGGTAATTCAAACTCTGCAACATAATCTTTTGCATTACCAGACATGTGATAAGATTTACGTACTGTACCAATTTTGTTACGTACTAAACCTGGCGCTGTCCAGTTAGAAGCATTACCTCTTGAGAAGTCAACACCTACGTTAGCGTACAATTGACCAAACATTGCACCTGCTAATAAATCAGCTGCTGGTACTTGTAAAGTTGTACTTGGGTTAACTAGTTTTACATCATACTGATAACCTCCCTCAACTGGAGTTGGCTCACTCATGATTCTCACTAATACACCTGATTGAGAAACCAATGTGTAAGGGAATATGAACCACTTGTCTGGGAAAGTAATTTGAAATACAGCACCTCCAAGGCCGTTACCAGCGCTTGCTACTACAGGACGAATATGCTGAGTATGAGACTTCACTCGGTACTCGTATTCAAATCTATCAATAGATACGGTGTTACCGACACCCTCTGTTAACATAGTTAGAGGAAACTTTCTGTCCTCACGTCCTGCGAGATGTGTAATAATTGGAGAAAGCTCAGTAGGCTTTTCCATTAACGCATTAACTAACGAGTTAGTGTCAGTCATTTGCGAATCATTGTAATAAGTTTTTAATACTCGCATTTTAAAAAAATTTAATTGCTATAGATTCGTCCTATAGACTTGTTAGGCTAAGATCTAAGTTATCTAAATCTGTTGACTTAGTTTTACCTACACCTTTTGCACCTTTTACAGATGTGGTCTTGTTAGACCTAATCTGCTTTCTCAAAGTTTTGGCTGTTTCTGTTTTAGCCTTAGCTTTGATAATATCGTTTAATTTAAATCCTTTGAACATTAGATAGTCAATTGCTAATCTAACATCCATATCTGCATCGCCGTGATCTAGATCTCTTTTGGTATTACCCTGAGAATCTACTGGCTTAGAGATATAATCAAAGAATTTTTTCTTATCTCTTTCTTGTACTACTATTCCTGAGAACTCTCTTGATTCTTGTATAGTACTATTTACATTTTCCCAGAACTCTCTAGCCTCTTCTTGCTGCTGTTCTTGAGATTGTTTCTGTTGCTCCATAATCTCACTCTGACGAGCATTTTCATATTTTACTAGAGCTTCTTTTGCTTTTACGGACTGAGCATATAGTTTGTCTCCAGCCTCGTAGTCATTTAGTAAGTCAGCTATAAAGTCATCTTCATGGCCTTTTACTCTAAAGTATTCTGTTAATACTGCTTTTTGCATAAGTGCATTGTCTTCTGTAATATTAGCATTACTAATACTTTGCATTCTGCTGCCCATTTGGTAGAATTGAGTTGAATCTCCACCTGATAATACATACTCTAAATGTTTTTGTATTTCAGGAAACTGATCAAATAAATTGTCAAGTTGTTCTTCTGCCATTGTAGATGCAACATCTTTTGTAAGAGTTGTCAATCCATCAACAGTATCATCATACTCACCATCCATTTCATAACCAAGATTTGAAAGAACTTCGCTAACTACTGCTGTCTCTGCTGGTTCTGTAGTTTTAGCCTCTACCTCATCTTCTGAAGCTGAAACTGTTTCTTCTACTTTTTCTTCTTCAATCTCGTCTATCTCTTCTTCTGTTTCTTCTATGTCCTCAATCTCTTCAGACTTAGGCTCTTCCTCAATATTTTTGTCTTGAGGTTCTTCTACTGCAAGTTCACTAGCTACTTGCTCTTCACTAGTTGTTGCTACACCACTATCAATGAAGTCATCAAAAGTAATGTCATCTAAATTAAGTTTCTCTTTATTGTCCATATCTTTGCAAAATTATAATTATTATGTTAAATTTTATAGTTCCTATTCTGTTTCCTTACGCGTTTTATTATATAGCACTTTATAGCTATTCAACAATTTCTTGTACTCACTTCTAGTATATACTTTATCATTTTCAACATGGTAGTACATATCATGTTTATCTGTCTTACCAGATGTCGCTCTTCCATAAGGACTATGATGTAGTGATACATGACCTTTATTTGGTATTTTATTTGCAGCGCTATCTCCAAAAATTATATCACCGCTAAATCTTTCTCCAGTCTCAAGATCATAAGCTATGCCTTTATTATCAAACCTTAGTTGATCTATAGACCTTGCTGCTGTTTGAAGTTGATCTACTAGAGGATCATTTTTTTGAATTATAGTGCTGTCACTTTTTGTAGAAAGTCCACCGTCTTGTCTATTTCTAGCAGATGCTTTTGATTCGGCTATTGTTTTGTCATATCTAGCAGCAGCTCTTTTAAATGCCTTTGCAGACTTATCAGCCAGGTCCAATCCAAAAGTAACGGGACTCTTTAACAAGTCAGCACCAAAATTGATAACCTTATTAACATCTTTTAATGAATCTTCTAAATCTGTTTGATCCCCGGTTGTTAATTCCTTAACTGCTCTTGGATCATTTTTAAGTGCATCAAATACTTGTTGTGGTGTTGTTACTCCTAATGCTGTATACTTAGATTCATCTAGTCCAAAAGCTGCACATGTTTGATCTGCACAGTTATTACTTAAAAAATTATAATCACCTTTTTGAGCTGCATCTAAGTAAGTTTCTAAATCTTTTTTATTTAAACTTAAAACAGTTGTTTCAACGCCTGGAGCATAATTACGCTCTGGGCTATAATAGACTCTTCTATTTCCTTCAGGCCATGGATTCAATTCCTTTGTTACATTACCATACTCTTCTGGTAAATCATCTACATTTAATATCCTTGACTCAATATGACCAGGAGGCATATTTTTATAACCAAGTGGATATTTAATTACTTCTACTTGATACTGTTGAGGGCTAGAATCTTTCATACCACCCTCTTCAAAATTTTTCATAGGAGGCATATGCTCTTGCTTCATAAATCTTTGTAAAGACTGAGACATTGTTGGTTTAGGGTCAGGATCAGGTAAGTTAGCAAAACCCCCAGCTCTTTTAAATTCAGTAACACCACGATCATAATCTGTTCTAAACCTTCGAGGATCACCTGTTATAGGGTATCCTGTATTATAGATAGGAAAATTATATTGTCCTATGGTAGGCTTCCTATTAACCATGTCATATTGCTCCATACCATATCTATCAGCTAATTGATTCACTGCACTATTTGGTGAGTTGTGAGTATGATATTCATAATCAAACCTAGAACTATAATTAGAAGCATCAGGATAACTCCCTTCTTTAATAGCCCTACGTAGTCTATCTACTTGTGTAATACCTTGTCCTATAAAGTTCTGCATAGGATGAACGGTATCATCATCTGCATGCGCATACTCTTCAAAGTACGTACTAAGAGTTTCTGATCTAGCCTTATCTTCCTGTTGTGGAGTAGGACCACGTTTTAGATTCTCTATCATTTGGGCCTTTCTAGCAGGATCACTTTCAAGATATTCTCTTTGACTTGGACGGTGGGGACTATAACTATAAAGTTCACCACTACTGTGAAACTTTCTTAGATCTTCAGGCTTACCTAAATTCATATCTGTAACAATATTCTTGTCCCTATCAATCACAACAAATTTATTAATATTACTTACGTTCTTTAAATTAGCAGCAAGTCCAGGACTATGAATGTTATCAGTTGCTGGATAATAATGCGCTCTAAAGTCTCCAAAATCATTCATTTCATAATCATCCACAAAAGGTCTATCAAGAGGAGTATTGTATATTTGAGTTGTAGGATTTCTAGCAGCTAAATTTAAAGCATCTAGGTAATGTATATCTTGCGTAACCCTTCTATCTCTTCCGACATCAATAGGTATAGTCTGTTTAGTGCCTTGTGGAGTCTCATATAAATCATATAACTTTTTCTGTGCTTGGCTTAGCTTATCATAAGTTTGATCTGTAAGTGCTGATATTTCTACCTCAGGTATGTTTACAGTAGGCATATGTGGACCACCATGGCTATAAGTAGTAGGAAAACCATAGCCAGATCTTTTATCTACATAGGTAGACTTAGCAGGTTTGTTTATATCATTTGAAAACCCACCCTGCTCATACTGCTTCAATAAATCTAAGTAAGATCCTTTGTAACCAGACCTCTTAGCTTCAGCAATTATTTTAAGTCTCTGACTATTTGTTAGCATTCTGTTTTGATTTAGCTACTGCGGCATCAGCTTTTTTATCTTCTATATCAAGCTTTCTATCATTATCTTCTGCTTGATCTTCTGCTATCTGAGCTTTAAGTTGTAACTCTGCCATCTTAAGATCTTTGTTAGCTTCAGCATTTATCAAGGCTACCTCAATCTGAGTATTTCTATTTGCCTCATCATTAGCTTGCTGCATTTGAGCTTGTTGCTGTTGTGCCTGTAGCTGTCTTTGTTGCATCTCTTGCTGTGCTTCTTGCTGAGCCTGTTGTAATTCTTGCATTGACTTTTCAGCTTCTTCAATCTTCTTCTTGATTGCTGTAAAGCTATCTGAGTCTATAGCTTCTGCTACAATAGATGCTGGCGTACCATTCTGTATCATAGCTTGAGCTAGTTGCTCTACTTTTAATTTCTTCTCTAGATCTGCAGATGCATTGCTTACAAAGATACCGTAGTTAGTTTCAGAGTAATCTGTAGGATCTATTGCTAAAAACTCTTGTGTACCATCACCCATGTAGTACATGCTATTCTTGCCTTTGATCCATGCATCCTTAGAATAGTCTAATAGAGCTTGCATATCTCTTTGCTCTAATGCAGCAAACTTACGGAATATATCTTCTGTAATATGTGATGATTGTATGATAGCCTGCTGACTAGTTCCTTTACCTTCATATCTACCCACACTACCTTGTCTTTGTCTATTTACACCTAGAAGTTTTTCAAACTCTTGCATAATAGATTCTAGTAAAGCTATATATTGATTTATAGTTTTGATAGACATATCAAGTACAGCTTGGTGTTGTGGGTTAAGCTGTATACCTTCTTTATTATAATCTACCCATGCAATACCAGTTGCATCAACATAGTACATGAACTTATCCATGTCCCACTTCTTTGGTATCATATTGATGTCAAACTGTGCAATAATATCTTTTGACTTTGCAATAGCAATCTCTAATCTATACTTATAAATATTGTAGTTGATTTGGTATGGTACACCTAATCCTACTAGAGATACATTGTCTGAGTTTATATCAGAGTAAGTTCTACCGTTAATAGGTAACTTACACTCTGATGGATTATTGATAGAGTTTCTTTGGTTGTCTAGGGGAGACATCTTTAGATATATCTCATCACCAATCTTAGTTCCTTGCCATACCTCATTTACCCATTCGTAAGATACAGTTGCACCTAACTCTTTTAGTTGTTCTGGCATTTCAAAACCATCAGCAACTATCTCAATCTCTTCTTCTGCTGTTGCAGGATTCACATATGTTAAGAATCCAATACGCTTCATAGACTTCCAGTAAACTATGTTTACTTCTATCAATCTACTTCTATACTGCTCTTGTCCATATAAAGAATATCCTTGAGTCATATGTGAGTCTCTTGTAAACTCTGAAGGATTCTCTAACTTATCAATCTGCTTGTCAGTTAGTTCTTCTCTATACATATCTATGATTGTAGATGCGTGAGCAAACTTTCTAACTATAGCCCAGTCTCCGTCTTCTACAAAGTCAACATCAGGATCTTTATCATAGTCTACATCAATTGGATTTAGTATATCATAGAAAGGCTCATTACTTCTAACACCTCTATGCGTATAGCACTCACCAGATACTAAGAAATGAAACCATGCTTTCTGTAACTTATCATACACATCTTGATCTTGCATAATATAGTTCATAGCATTTTGACCTATGATAGCTCTAACATCTACATAAGATGCATCAAATAGTTTAGCTACATGTTCAGGTAATTCTACTTCTCTTGATTGCTGTCCTGTATCAATACCTTGAGCATTCAACATATTGACTAGCTTTTGTTCCATAGCTGCTTTTACTGCAGCTTTCTTTGCTTCTTCTTTACGAGATACAGTATCCGCATTTTTAACTACAACGTTATAGTTTATAGGTCGTTTAGATTTTTCACCCAGGAGTAGATCTATGATGGGTTTTATAATAGGATAGTTACGTATTTTAGATGGAAAGTTTGCACGAGATTTTCCATAAGGTTTTGTTACGTATTTGTAGTCTTCCTCTTCTACATGACCGTTATAATAATCATATAACTTTTGCAGTTTACTTCTGCGGTTACCGTATCCACTTATATTTGATAATGCAATATAAGCATCTACACATTCTTCTGACCACTTCTTGTTTTTCTTTGAAGCGGGTATTTTTTGTTTAGGTATTTGTGAATTAGATCCGTACATATCTTAAAAAAATTGTCTGTCAAAAAATGAATCTGACGACCTGTCATTATATATATCTTTTATTTCTGTGTTGTATAACTCCCTAGAGTGATACATAGCAATCATCAAAGACATGACCCGGTCAAAGTTGCCTTTGTGATTAAATTTTATTAACTCTTGCAATAGTGCAGGGTCATAGATCTTATGCAAATTTAACAATTCTTTACCATCATCTTCAACCCCCCTGGCTGAATTTAGCCAGTCTCTTATATATATCTCACCTTGCTGCTTTCTAGCCTGGGTCATATGCATGCCATAGCTACGTTTTACTCTCTTAGATTGTAGCTGTTTTTTGTCCAACATCTCGAATTCAGGTTGAAGCCTATGCAACTTTCTATGTCTTTTTGCATACGCTATAACCTCACCCCTGTCGTTCTCAAACCCAATCTTAGCATTGTAATAGTCCGCTAACATAAATAGATTACGATTAAACTCATCTTGAGTTGCAGGCCTACCTACATAACTAGCTACAATAATGTCATCAGGTTGAGATACATTGTTTACTCTTTTAAGTACGTATGCAGATCCAAGTGATGTAGAGTCTGCTGATCTATTTTGTCCATAGGGGTCATGCCCAATAATATATAAGTTATGAGGAGTTACACCTGTCTTATCTTTGTATGGTGTCTCCCACATAGTTATACATCCTTCATTATCATCACCTTTATTATGCGGAAACTTAAATATAGGTTTGAGAGTATATTCAGGCTTAAACTCTATAGCATTATTCTTACCGTAAAATAGCTTACCTGGTATAGCTCTTGATGTCAAGTTGTTTGCTTTTACATTATTATACTGAGCCTGCAAAGATGATATATCAAATAAATTAGCTGTAACTTGTAGAGTAGCCTCTCCTGGATTCCAAGGATGCTCTGCTATATATTGATCAAATGTTTTTGTATCTGCAGCTAGTTTCTTTTTATCTCTCTGCTCTACCTCATACTCCTTTGCTCCATTTATATCTGAGTTACCGTCCTTATCTATAAATCCATCTAAGTTCTCATATATAGGTACAAAGTATCCGCATCTACTACCCTGTGCTCCGTCGTCCCATATATTCTCAAATGATAAGCAGTCATACGCATCTGGGCTATAAAACAATTCTTCTAGTGCATGAAAGTCAGATCCTTCAGCACCGCCTGTACCAAATGCTATCATAGTACCCAATGTCTTACTACCCTGACGCATTGTTGGCATAGCTACTTCCCATGCCTTAAGTAGTCCTGGAAATGATCCTGCCTCTTCAAAGAATACTAGATCTCCTGCTTTACCCCTTACTTTATCTGGATCATCTTTTAGAGATACACCAATAATCTGCGACTTCATCCCTAACTCTACTAGTGCACCATTTACATTTTTCTTATACCCAGATTGTTTGTTCATCTCACGATCTCGTATTCTAGGTTGTGTCCATGCTGTATTATCATCTACAAATGACATGATGTCCCAAGCTTTAGAAAGCAAGCCATCACCAATCAAATATTCTTTTTGGCTAGCAAATACGTATCCTCTGCTACCACGTTGAAAATAGTAATTACGAACAAGCATTGATGCTGCTTTGTACGAATAACCTTTACGTCTAGCCTTTAATACTGAGAGATGTTTGTTCTCTCTTCTTGCTCTATCTACTGCATGAAAGTATTTGTAATCTCCATCATAGAAAGATGGGAAACTATTCTCTCTTCTGTTAAGAGTTGTACCATCTGGTTGAAGCTCTTCTATAGCTCTTTCCATACGGCAATAGTTTAAATAGAAATAATGATAACCTGTAATTTTTATACCGCCCGCTTCATAGCCATATAAACATCTTTCTTTCTCCTGATCCCAGTACTCATAATAAGTTCTGGTTCCTGGCAAAGCATTAGTATAATACCCATGTGTAAGAAAGTGTTCAGCTGCAGGTCTTAATCCTTGTGTGCCTCTAAAAACCTCTGTTTTATATTGACTAGTTCCTGACATTTTTCGTACTCTTCTGATTGTGTAAAATGATCTATAAGTAAAGCTATAGTTGCTTCATCTCTACCATCATTCTGTATTGGATCAAAAGGCAAGTAGAATTCTTTTATCTCTTGTTTATCTAACAATTCATAAATATCATCTACAGTCATTCTTTTAGTGACAATATTATACGCATTCTCCATTGAGCTATTATACGCTTCCAAATCTTCTAAAAAATCCATATTCAAATCTACGAACTATATTTGTTAACTACAACTCCTCCTCTATTAGAATTTGCCTGTTGTTCCTGTTTCTTAACTAAATCTTCTAAATCTGTAAGACCATTTACTACTTTACCCATATTAGATAGGTTAGCAATTAAGTCCTTAGCATGAAAGATTGGTTTACCATTATCATCCATCATAGTAAGATCTACAGTCTCAAAATACTTCTGCAACTTACGTACAGATTCTCTTGCTGCTTTTAGTAATCTTACAGCTGATGTTTCTATCAATCCTCTGTATACATCGCATGCTGCTTTAACTTTAGCATCAGCTGTCCATTCTGACTCTGGTCCAAATACATTGACTAGTACTTCACCATGTCTTTCGTCTTTACCATACACTGCAAATGGTGATCTATGATCCTCCATAAAATATACGTATGCTAATTCTTTAGATGCCCTGTTCTTACCTTTAGTTTTATCTCTACTAACTAGTTCTCCAAACTCTAGAATAGTCATAGTATATGCACTAGGTATTGCTACATTATTATCTATCGTTATCAGATCCATTCTTTAGTTTTGTTATATATTCTCTACGTTTTGGCTTTGATGAAAATTTACCAAAGTATGGTAACCTTACTTGATCAAAGTTACCTTCTTCCATAATTTTTGACACATACTTAAATTGATGCATTACTATATCTTCTACCTTAGATAAGGGTAAGTTATATTTTGTAGCAATCTTTTGTATTATCTCTTTAGTTGATTTTTTCATTCTGAGGTTTCCACTTATTCTTCGGACAGTTTGTAGTCTTCCATTTTGCTTTATGTTCTACTAAACAACCACAAGCTCCACATCTTTTTAATTTTTCTAAAAAATGTTCACAGTTAAAGCAAGTATCAATTCTTTCCTGATAATCTTCTGATGAGACGTTTGGCATACCCTTTGCCACATAACCAGTCAGCTCCTTGCTGAAGTTCTTGATCATTGTCAATGCTGAAGGTAATTTCTTCTTCTGTGTCATTGTATTTAACTTTTATTAGTACCACCGCTCCATTAGAGTCTTGAATAAAATCAAACTCCATATTATATTCATTCTCCCAAAAAGATGGTACAAATTTAAGAGGTGATAATGATTTGTACATTATTATTTTTTTCTAATAGTAAAGGGTGTAGAGAGTATGTCTTGTTCTTATACAATAGTGCTTTCTTATCCTTCAATCGTTTTACATAATTATTTAAGGTATTAAAATCTGTAATACCCACAATCTTTGCAGCATCTCTTTTTGAATCTGCAGAAACAATATTAGAATCTTTTGAATCTATTAATGCTGCTAGTACTTCAAGCTCTTTTCTTGTAAGATTAAATATACCATTCCAAATCCCTATGCGTTTTAAAGTTGTATCTGCGTTAATTTTTATCTTCATCGGTTGTCACGTATAAATATATAAAATGAAACTTAGCTCCAAAGTGTATCTCCATACCCCACCTAGCTTTGTTGTTCTTACAAAAAACTGTAAGCTTATCTTCAAACTCCCAGGCTAGTTTAAATAACTCTTCGTAATTATCTGTTTCAAATTTAGTTGTTATCAAATTTTCCAAGTATGTTGTGTTCACTAACTAAGATACAAGGTACATCATTGATAGTCATCTTCATAGCTTCTGCCATAGGATTAACCATAACTTCATCTCCCACAGATGCCATAACACAAGAAGGCCCCGCCTCTAATACTGTAAGAATATTAGTAGCTAGCTTCTTTGCTGTATCATCATCTAAGATGATTCCTGATTTTGTTTTCTTGGTAGTTGGGTCTGGACATACTAACCAGTTCCCGTAAGGTTTAAAATTTAAATTATCTGCCATTGTCTATATATTAAGTTATAAATGCAAAGTTATAACAAAATACTTTACAAAAGCAAATATTTACTTCATTAATTTAGGTATAGCCTTATATCCTCCATGCATTGCTCTAGTAGTTTTTCTTTTTCTACCAGATGCAGTTGTTGACCAATTTACTCTTCCTGGTCCTGTTTTCTTAGCTGCTTCTCTTTTAGATATTCTACCTGCAACTTTGGATGGTCTACATGCTGGGTATCCACGACGTTTATCTTTCTTACCAGATCTACCACAAGGTTTACCTGTCTTTACGTCTACCCAACGTTCCTTGAACCATTTACCTAATCCGCCTTTTGCCATGATCAGTCTAGTTTAGCTGGACCTTTCTCCATAACAAATCCGCCCTTCTCAGCTCTTTTCTTTTTTACTCTGTTATCAGATCCTCTCCATGTGCCACCTTTTGACTTGTACCATTTAGAAGCCCACGCATTAGCATACGCAGATGGATATACCTTAAACTTCTTTCTGGCCGCAGCTTTTGCTCGTGACCACAGGCTAGGATTGTTTGGTTTTGATTTTCCCATAATTATAAATATATGTGCAGTCTGAATACAGGTTCCCCCTAGCGACTATCGCCTTTTTTAATTTCAGTCAGGACTTTAAACCTAGCAGTGCTTTCTTCTGTGAGAAGACCCAGGGATAATTATCTCGGTGTTAATTCACCACACGTACCTAATATGTATTCTATCCCAACTAGGTTCTATACCTTTCTTTTGTGAGGCTATTGGAGAAAACTCTAGTCCTTATTTAGGACCTACAATCCAACGTCTGACCCCCTACTGCTCTTTCGATCCTCAGGGGTGATACTCTGGTGAGAGTGCCTCAGTCTGCAAAGTTATAAAAAATATTTAATTATTATCTACCTTGACCTCTATATTTCTTTTTGTAGTTCTTAGAGCTCTTTAGTTTACTACTTTTGCTCTTTGCGTGTGTCTGTGGTCTTTTTACTTTCGAGTTTTCTGTCCTTGTTATTGTTGTTAATCTTGCCATCTATTATCTTTTGTTTACAATTTCTAAGTATTTCTTTAAACGTCATTGTGCAAATATAAAAAATTTTTGGAAATTTTGTGAGAGCGTAGGCCTCCTCAAATATAGCGCCTATCGGTCTTGCGCGCATTGGGACACCCCCTATTGTTCGCATAAATTAATACTAACATAAAATTTATTAAATTATGGCTAATGTAATTGAGTGTAAAAACGCTAAACAATTTTCTGATGCTTGGAGTAAATCCACAGCACAATCTGCTGTTCAGGTAGGTAGTAAACTACCAGAGGGACAACACAAAGGTTCTTTCAAAGGTTTTCGTATTGTAGAATACGAGAGAAACGGAAATATGTACAAAATAGGTTTGTGTGTATTCACAACAAAACTAGGTAAAGATACAATAGAAGACACAGGTTTAATATCTGAGTCTGATGCTTCTAAGGTAACACCTAAGAAAAATCTTGTTGTAACAACAACACCTAATCCAAATCAAGAGGGAACTTTTAGAAATAGAGTAACACTTTAATAATATAGGGATATGAAAGTATCCCTATTTATTTTTTTATATTACAGATCGTATTATGCGAGCGCGTGTATCAGCTCTCTCTCACACTATTTTGCCATGATTTTACTTAGTATCTAATTTATCAGATGATATAATATAACACAATCAACCAAATTAAATATTATGAAAGCATTTAGATTAATCTTATTATTATTAGTAGCAGGTACTATTGTATCGTGCTCAGGACCTAAAGTATTAACCGGCAATGGCTATGTAAAGTCACACTGCAAAATGAAGAGATAGTTATGAGTATACAAGGATTAAAAAGATGGAGGATAACTCTTGAAGCATTACGAATGGTATGCACAGCTCTTTTAACTGTTAGTTTATTAATACTAATAGTTTTTAGAACTCTTGACATACTTATAGTTACACTATTTATAGCATGTGCTGTAATATTATGTACTCTATTCTTACTAGCTATAAAAGATGCGGTAAAGAATAGAACTTACTCACAAAGAAAGTGGTATTATGAAGACTAGAGCGTTACATAAACTTGCAAGCTTTGCATCATTATTAATGGTGCTTAGCTTGGCTCTAACATCTTGTAGCAAAGAAGATGAAGTCTTGGACATAGAACCAATTCAAGTTGAGAGATGTGAAGCTTACATTCATACTTCAGGTATACCAGCTGTAACTACAATTGGTGTATTTTGGAGTGAGATAGAATGTGGTGACACACTACAGGTGATGGATCATCCTGAAACTGTTAGGTTATATATGTATACTCTTATGAACCCTGAGTGTAGTGATGTAGATTATCTCACTTACAGACATGGTGGTAAGCTATACTATTATAACTCTTTTACTAATCCTCTAATTCCTGAGGACATATACTCTGCGTTAATACCAGAGTCAATGATAGATGAAGTTGAATTTATATACTAACAATATGGAAAGACAAGAATTATTAGAACTCGTAGCATCTCTTAATGCTAAGAATATGGCTCTTGAAGAAGAGATAAAGCGTTTAGAAAAGCAAACAGATCGGTTAAGGGAAGATCTTAATCAGAAGATTGATGATGAGGAGTTTGATTTTGATTATGAAGAAGAAGCTGCAGATAAATATGAATTAGAAAGGTATTACACAGATAGTATCTCCTCATTAGCTCAGACGATTAATGCAATCAATGCTAGACTAAGTGGTACTAACAGCAGAGTTACTGAACTAGAAGAAAATGTAGTAAAACTAGAGAACAAGAAATACTTAGAAAAGGAGGGTAATGATGGAAAGTAAGTATGAAACAATCGATTCTTTTGGCATCTTTACTCATAAAACACGAGAGGAACAGAAAATTTACTCTGAGGAATATTATCTTAAAAGATTAATTACCATAAGAGAAGCTATCTGGGAAGCTGGTTGTCCCTTTGAAGGAGGCATGGCTCAAGAACTTTTTGATAAGCAGTTTAATCCTTATCATAGTTATGATGAGCAAGAGTTGCATCACTTTGGCACTCTAGATGATAGAGATGCAGAGTTTGTTGGTTTTCTAAATAGAAGGGTTGGTAAACCGATTAGTGTAAATACAATAAAGAAGCGTTAGGTAGCCCGCTTTATAGGCTACCATTTTTTACATTTTTAACATTTTTAACATTTATTATCATGAGCAAAGTTTATGTAATCCGTTATAAGTCAGATTATAACGATGACCACACATGCGTTGAGAAAGACGCAGTAGTAACTAACCAGAAAGAGTTTATCTGTGAAAGAGAAGCTCTTCACTTTATGGGGGAATGCTCAGTTCCCATCAGGAATATATTTGTAATAAGCTCTAACTGTGTCTCTAGAGATATTACACTTGAACAATTGGTGCAGGCACAACAAGAACATGATTACGTATCAGGATTATGAAGAAGATTAAGGTAAAGCCAGAGAACCTCAAGGTAGGTGATACTCTGCTAATGAGTTTTCGTAGAATAGATAGAGATAAAATTATGGTTGAGATTGGTGAACGTATAAACACAAGGTCAACTGATGATCGCGCAATATCTTTATTTAATGAGTCTGATGAGTTATATGAGCCCGGTATTCGCCGTGCTTGGTATCCAGCAGATCCGAAAGATATTCTAAAACACTTTGGACTAGATGTAGATAAACTTAAATGGACTCTTAATGCTAAGGGACAGGATGTTTGTAATCTAAACTATCTAAATCCTAAGGCGTTGGGTAAGAGACTTCGTGTTATCATTGAAGAATCTATATATCCTAACAATGAATATCAAGTAGACAATGCGTATAACATTGCTAAACGTAGAGGTAAAGACGGTGACTATTGTACACACGATGGTAAGCTGATCTTCGCTAATACTGACGTTATTTTAACAAACAACGAAAAGATTGACCATACAATTTTGCCTATTGATAAGGTAAAATATGAAGCTATAACAAAAACTTCAACAAATGAGTCTTTCTATATATCTGATTTAGAGGCGTTTGTAGAAAAATGCGCCGCTAATGGTGTCTCTGTAGATGTAAGTCAAATAAAATCGTAAATAATTTGTTACATATATATTATTGTAGTATATTTGTTCACATAATTGTATAAGTTTTTATTATAACCTCATTTTAGAGAATCAAGTTTACATGTTTGGAAAGTTATTTATTATTATTACAATATATCTACTAGTTAGATTAACAATAATAAGAATAATAGAAAACGTAAAAAGGTAAACAAATTATTATTATTAACGCATAGAAAGGGAGTGCAGTAATGTTCTCCCTTTTTTATGCACAACTAATTAGATATGGACAAATTAGAATTAACTAGAGATGAAATAATTCTTGTCATACAGAGTGTGCAGAGAACTATTATAAATCTTGAGAAGTGGGAAGATGGAGCTACTGAGATATTACGTAAGCATAGAGTTTTGTTAGAAACATTATTATCTATGGAAGCACAACTTTTTACTGAAAAAATTAACCAGATAGAATCATATAAGTAATGGGAAAGATGAAAGAATTATATATAGCTATACAAGAAGGCTATATGGAAGACCTTAGAAATGCATACATGAGAGCATATTCTGAGGGTAGAGAAACTGTAATGTGGCAAGGAGAAGAAGTTAGTATGACATATGCTAAGTATCTACTAGAGTTTGAAGACACATTCTTAAAAGGATTAACAAATGATAACATTCGTAACGCAAACGACGAGTTTGAGCGATTCGTATCGCCTAGGGACAATTAAAGATGTAGTAGACTATTGCTACAATAAAAAAGTACTTGGTGTTGACACTGAGACAGAAGGTTTTGATTTTACATGTAAGAAGATGATTATGTTTCAGATCGGTGATGAACATCAGCAGTTTGTTATTGATACTAGATACATAAGTATAGAGCCTTTAAAAAATATATTAGAATCACCTGCTATCACAAAGATATTTCACAATGCTAAGTTTGATTATAAGTTTATCAAACGTTGGGCTGGAATAGAATGTGATGGCGTGTATGATACTTTTTTGGTTGAGAGAATACTATCTTGTGGTCGTCACATAGGTTATGGACTAAAAGACCTCTGCAAACGCTACTTAAATGTAGAGTTAAATAAAGAAGTGAGAAACCAATTTATAGGGTTATCGGGACAAGCTTATCGTGATGACCAGATAGTATACGGTGCCAAAGATGTAGAGTATTTATGTAAGCTACGTAAACTGCAGCTTCCTAAGATTACTGAGTTTAAACTTGGTAATGTAGTAAGACTAGAGAACAGAGCAGTACTAGCTTTTTCTGATATAGAGTACAATGGTTTAAATATTGATAAGGATAAGTGGGAAGTTATTGCAAAAGCAAGCGAACAAGAAGCCTTGAGTATGAGGGATAAATTAGATAACCTGGTAAGAGTCGTCCCAGAGTTGTCGTGCTTTGTGTTGTCTCATATTCAGGGTGACTTGTTTACTCCACAAGAAGAGTTACGTAAAGTTGGGATTAAGTGGACCAGTCCTACACAAGTGCTCAAAGTATTTCAAAAGTTGGTCCCTGAACTAGAAGATGTTAACGGTAAGAAGATGTATAAGTACAGACGTCAGCACAAGATCATTGATTTGTATGTTAAGTACAAAGAAAAGATGAAGCTGGCTACTTCTTATGGTAATGACTTCTTTAAATTTGTTTCAAGCGATGGTAAGATACATACGCAATTCAATCAAATACTTGACACTGGACGCGTCGCATCCAAGAAGCCAAACATGCAACAGATACCTGCGGATAATAAGTTCCGTAATTGTTTTCTGGCTCCTGATGGTTGGTGTTTTGTTTCTTCTGACTACTCTTCTCAGGAACTTAATGTGATTGCATTTGGCAGTCAAGATCCTGTATGGATAAAAGCTCTTAAACAAGGACAAGACTTACACAGTGTGTGTGCTGATCTTGTATACGGACAAGAGTGGGCAGATGCAGCTGAAGATGATTGCAGTTATATGAAGAACAAAAGCAAGTGTAAATGTCCTAAACATGGTAAGCTAAGAACAAACGTTAAGACTATTAACTTTGGCTTAGCCTATGGCATGGGCCCACATAAACTTGCAGATACTCTTGATATAAATACAAAAGCGGCTGAAGCTTTGATTAACAAATACTTTGATGCCTTTCCAGCTATTGGTGGTTTCCTAAACAAACTAGGTAGCTTTGGTAAAAAGTATGGTTATATCAAAACTTTTCCGCCTTA